GCCAAAAGAGATATGGCACAAGCAACAGGTTATATGAAGGAGGTGTACAATGGTAAACAGTTGGCCTACAAAGTTTCGATGAACTCCGTGTACGGTTTTACAGGTGCAGGTAAAGGTATTCTCCCATGTGTACCTATTGCATCTACGACAACGTGTAGGGGTCGTGGTATGATTGAAGAAACGAAGACTTATGTTGAGGCAAACTTCCCCGGTGCAAAGGTAAGATACGGTGACACGGATTCGGTCATGGTTGAGTTTGATGTAGGCGACCGTAAAGGTGTAGAAGCTATCGAGTATAGCTGGGAGATTGGTGAGAGGGCGGCGGAAGAATGTAGTGCTCTTTTCAAAAAGCCAAATAACCTAGAACTTGAGAAAGTCTATTGGCCGTACTTCTTGTATTCGAAGAAACGGTACGCAGCCAAGTTGTGGACAAAGGGGAAGGATGGGAATATGAACATGGATTATGTAGACGTCAAGGGTCTTCAACTTGTTCGAAGAGATAATACACCCCACATGAGAGAAGTTTGTAAGGAACTATTGGATGTAATCCTAACTTCTGGAGACACCGGGCCACCAATGGAGTTGGCGAGGCGACGCGCTAATGAACTTCTAGGTGGTGAAATTTCAAATGACCAACTTATTTTAAGTCAAGGTCTCTCTGACAGTTATAAAGTTGGTGGGAAGAGTGTTTCTATCACTAGCCCAGAAAGTATCAATATCAATCAGGCACATGTGCAGGTTGTAAACAAGATGAGACAACGAAAACCTGGGTCAGAGCCACAATCTGGAGACCGTGTACCCTATATTCTTACAAAAACAGATAACCCAAGGGCTAAGGCTTTTGAAAAATCAGAAGACCCCAAGTACGTAGAAGAGAATAACATTCCAGTTGATTATCACTACTACTTTGTGAATAAGTTTTTGAACCCCGTGTGTGATTTACTCGACCCACTGTATGATAATACCAAACAGGAAATTTTCGGTGAAATTATTGAACAGTATAAACCACCAAAGAAAGTCACTGGTCCAGCTTTGAGTGGTATGAAAAAAGAACAATTGATTGAAGAATGTGAAAAGAATAATATTAGTGGTGAAGGTACGGCGTTGGTATTACGGGATCGTATTAAAATGTTTAGACAAAAACAAAACTCTGTTGAAGACTTATTTAAAAACTACACGCAAAGTACAAGTAAGACATGAGTGCTAAGAAAATTGTTAAAATCGTCACAGAAAATATCAGAAAGTTAGTATCAGAACAACTTCCTTCTCTCATAGAAGATGCAGTCGATGAAGTCATCCACGAAAGGGTTGATGATGAATTATCTCAAACAACTTCCGAAGAGATGAGTAAAATTCTTGAATTTATTCACAAGAAACATGCGGTGCCACTGGATTTACTTTTGCGTGATGCCGATGAAGCGCGTAATACTAATATCTGTAAAGGAATCGTAAAAGAATCTGATGGAGAAACCCGGAGGTGTAGTTTTAGAGGTAAATTCGATGGATATTGTAAATTTCACAAAGACCAAGGTGAACGTATTCAGAGACGTGAACTTCCAAGCGGTGATCATTTTACAACTGCATGTACTGAAGTTAGAGAAGCTCAATCAGAGCTTAGAGATATGGGAATATTATAATATATGAGCAAATCGACTATTCTACTAACATCAATAAATGGCTTTTATGAAGACGAAAAGAATCGAACTAAATTAATGAATATTCTGGATAAAACGAGTGGTATTTCACTTAGAAATCTAGAATGGTTCATCACAAATTATGCGAAAAAAAATAACACATCATACACAACCACCGACGGTAAACTTTTTACCGTACACTGCGCGTACAAGAGCAGTCTTGACGGATACTCTAAAAAACTTTTTGACCCTTTTTGTAGGTCTCAAAAGTTTGCATATACTATTCCCTGTACATCTCATGAAATTCATACAACGCTTGCACAGTTAAATTTCATCAAATGGTGTATTAAGAATAATATTATCGAGTATATTTCAAACAACAAGACTTCACTTTTTAGTAAGCAAGTGACATGAAACCCTTATCAAAAATATAGGTTTGATATCCTGTATAATACATCTGAAGTGAATATGTTTTATTGACTACATCAACGAGTGACCCACTCGAAGTATCTAGTTTTACTTCGATGGAAGTCTTATCAGATTGTATATTACTAAAATCCAAGTTCCCCGATGGCTCCACATTAATCGGATTCATCGAGAAACTGTATGTATATACATTACGTATAGGTCTTGAAAGTCTATTCTTATACGGAATTAGATATTTGTAATAATTATGATTTGTATTCGAAACGTTGGGTAATTTATTTCCATTTATATTAAAACTTGCTTCACTCATGATGGGATGAAAGAATGTCTGTACCTCATCGAAATTTACATTAGATGAAAAATTGAAACGATTTTGATAATACTTTTCTTCTTGTAAAGCTTTACCCCCCGTAGAATCAGTCGCATCTTCAAATTCTGTATTTCTTAAAAACCAATGAATACATTTTACTGGAATATTCGGTACGAGGTTATTTTTGATGATGTCTTTATTTACATCACTGATTATACTTGGGTGCCTGCGTACGATATCCGTTATGAATGTTTGGCGTTCATTCGCTAGGTACTGTCGTTCTTCTGGACTCACAGTTATTTCTTCGGTGACGAGTCTAAACTCTGGGAGTGAGAGTGTATCTGACGTATCAGTAAAAAAAGCTTTTTGGTGAAATTCCAACTCAAATTCTATTTTTTGACGGTGTACACCACACACTGGAAAGTATGGACGATTTGGCTTATTTGATGAATATTCATCACTCGCATACTTCCTCGAAAAGAAGAAGTGTAGAGGTATCACGAGGTCGGATGAATATTGTGCATAGTCGTCAAAGTTATCCAATGTGGAATCATCATAACCTATACTTCTATTAACAAGAAACCTATTTGCCACTTTCTCAGACATTTCTAAATAAAGTTCATCATATATAACTCCCCAATCATCGTGTATTGTTTCCACCTCTAGCTCATCGACAAACATCGTGACACTTTTAAGAATGTGTCGACCGAGTTGGTCTGCGTAGTTTTTTCCACCTCCAAAATCTGAGAGGCCCGGCATGGTAACACTCAACCACATATTACTCAAAAGATCACCCATGTTTTGTGGATTGAATTGAACTTTGATTGTTTGTCCAAACGGCCACCCAGATATTTGTCCGGGATTAATCACGTTACGACTTCTATGATACTTCCTAAATTCGGAGTGTCGCGTCATAACCCGGTCATTAAAGAAGGAGTCTTCTGGGTCTTTGGAAAGAAGGTGTGTATCCTGCTTTCCAATAGCTTTGAGAGAAATCTTTGCAGCTTCACCCATACTTATCTATTGTTTATATATTTTTAATATCATTCTTCCACATGTTCATAGCTGTAGTAGACTTCATAATCTCGAGATCTTTTTTCGCCTGTTCGGATTCATTGAGAAGTTCACGAACACTCTCATCCGTGTACTGAACGGTTCTAATATTCAAAAGGTAGTCATATGTTCCACCAATTTGTGGGAAGAGTCCAGAAAGTTGGTTTTCGAGTTCTTGCTTTTTACGGCGAAATACAATAATATCACCGTTGATGACCATGGATACAAATCGAGACTTGTAATCACACATCTGTGCCTTTGCCTCCAAAACTTTGATGAGATGTTCTTTCCGCTTCTTGTAATACTCGTAGCGAAGCTCAATAAAATCTTTTAGAATTAGTTCTGGACTTTGGTATTTATGAATACCCTTGGTGGGGTGGAACAAGTGCATGTTTGTAATGCGAACAGTCTTTTGAAGCTTGAGATCCTTAACGGCATCTTTTCCATTGTAATCTTGAATCAGAAAATCCACATTCTCAGTTGTACTGTTATTTGTGAAACCACTAATGATTTTCTTTTCAATTAGAGTATCGAGGTGTTCCTTGTAATCCTGGGTCCAACGTCCCGGGGGGAGTTCGGTCACCTTAACCGTCCTCCCAATGGTGGTCCACACACCTTGGGTCATCCATGAATCATCATCTTGTTCAAAAATCTTTCCCTTGAAACCCCTGAACCAGG